GTATTCTCCTAGCAGCGGTGATACAAAACCTACAAAGCCGCATTATGTAGAACAGGATAATGGTAAAATTACTGCTTATACCCCTTTGGGCGGCACCAAAAATAAATTTGAACAAAAATCTTTTAACAACCCAACTTTAAAATCTTTACGGAATTGGATGGGGTATAGCGCAGGAGGAAAAGTAATGCAAAAATATAATGAAGGTGGTTCTTTAATGACACCGCCTGAAAGAGAAGAATATGTTTTTGGCTCTCTTGCTAAGTTAGGAACTAAACTAACTAAAGCAATATCTAAAATTTCTCCAGAAAAAGCTATGCAAGTTGCTGAAGTTGCTTTAGCTACGACACTTGCTGTAGGCGCTCCTTATGCAGCAAACGAAGCATACAAAGCTGTTACAGGAAGAAAACTTGAAGAAAAAAATAAAGAAGCTTTTGAGAAAAAATTAGAAACAGCTATTAATAAAGAAGAAGAAACGTTTATGTTTAAAGGTGAACAATATAATACTTATAAAAAAAGAAAAGGTAAAGCAGAAGGTGGTTCTTTAATGATGCCTCCAGAAATGATGGAAGAGGAATCTATTCAAGAACCAGTAATGGATGTTCCTGAAGATACTTATCAAAGCGAAGACCCAATAGAGGTTGCAGCTTCACAGGAATCAGATGAAGTAATTGAGCAAGATCAAATGGAAATGGTTTTAGGTCAAGCTTTAGATTCAGAAGAACAACAATATCTAATGAATGCTCTAGAAGGTGACGAACAACTAAGTGAAATTTTTGATAAAGTTATCACAATGGCTTCTGAATTTTCAGGAGAAGGGGAAGTAGAAGGACTCGGAGATGGCACATCAGACTCAATACCAGCTAGACTATCAGATGGTGAGTTTGTTATGACTAAAAAAGCTACCGACCAAATAGGTTCAGACAATCTTCAAGTAATGATGGATGACGCTGAACGTGCTTATGATGGTGGTGAAATGAGAAAAGACCTGTATGGAGGCGGAATGCTTTCAAATACAGGCACAGACGACCTAGACAACGACTCAAATAATACGGATGAAGAAATTCGTAAACTAATGGGTCTACGTGCTAACCAAGCACCAAGTCTTAGGTAATTTTAATTTACGGCTACCTTAACAGGTCAAGCCCCATAAATCTTTTTCGCGCAAAGAAAGAATTAGTATGGCTACCTTGCAGAGTATAAGCCCCGTAGGAGATATATAATGAGTGAACTAAACCAAGAAGAAGAAGTATCCAACCCGTATAACATGAATAAGGCTTGGCACACGCCAGATGGCCCTAAATCAGATACTGCGGACGGTATGTTTTTTGAAAAACCTAAGCAACAGGCTACCTCTGAAGAAGCCCCTGATGCAGTAGAAAATGAACAGGCTCCCAAAAAACGAACTAATTATAAAAAAAGATATGATGATTTAAAGCGTCATTACGATCAGAAGTTATCTGAATTTAAACAAAAGGAACAAGAGTTGACGGCTATGGCAAAAGATGCACAGCCTAGATACCAAACTCCAAAAACTCCAGAACAACTAGAGAAGTTTAAAACAGAGTATCCTGATTTGTATGACACGGTAGAATCTGTAGCTTATTTAAGAAGCTCAGAACAAGTTAATCAACTTCAAGAACAACTTCAAATGATCCAAGAGCGTGAAGCTACGGCATTAAAAAGAGAAGCTGAAGCTGATTTAATATCTCGACATCCTGATTTTGAGGACATTAGAGGTTCTGATAGCTTTCATAAATGGGCAGATGATCAGCCAGAGCAGATACAAGATTGGATTTATAAAAATCCAGACAATGCAATGCTTGCTTCTAAAGCAATTGATCTTTTTAAATTAGAAACTGGTTTAAGTACTCAAACTAAATCTCAGCCCAGAAAACCTCGAGGTTCTGCGGCAGATATGGTTTCAACTAAAACAACAACTGTAGATGCTCAACAACCTAGGATCTGGACTGAACGGGAAATAGCTGCGATGTCCTTAGATACCTTTGATAAATACGAAGCTGAAATTAATCTTGCGGTAACTGAGGGTAGAGTAGTAAAATAATACTCTAACTTAGGAGAACTATAATGGCTTATAATGCATCAGACCAATTTTTTGAACAGGGTACTGATACCAATGGTAACTTTGGTAACTCTGTCAGTGGTCAAACTAATTCTTTTTTCTTACCAAAGGTTTATTCCAAACAGGTCTTAAACTTTTTTCGTAAATCTTCTGTAGCGGAAGCAATTACGAACACCGATTATGCTGGAGAAATTACAGCTTTTGGTGACAGTGTAAGGATTATTAAAGAACCTGTTATAACTGTATACCAATATGAACGTGGTGCAGATGTAACACAGACTAAACTAACTGATCAAGAGATCACTCTTGTTGTTGATACTGCGAATGCTTTCAAATTCATCGTTGATGATATTGAAACTAACATGTCGCACGTTAACTTCAGAGATGTAGCAACTTCTTCAGCAGCTTACGCATTGCGTGATGCTTTTGATGAAGGTGTAATTGCAGCTATGATTGCAGGTGTCTCCGCGTCTAGTCCTAACCATATACTTGGTGCAGACAACGCAACTGACCTTGCTGCTGGTACTTTTGACGGTACTGGTAACTTAGACATAGGTTTTGGTTCTAGCGAACACGATCCTATTGATGTAATGTCTCACATGGCTAGATTACTTGATGAGTCAAACATACCTGAAGAGGGACGATGGTTCTTAGCGAATCCAGAGTTCTACGAAGTACTTGCTTCAAGTTCTTCTAAACTTCTTTCAGTAGACTATAATGGTGGTCAGGGATCTATCCGTAATGGATTAGTATCTTCTGGTAAGCTACGTGGTTTTAACATGTATAAAACTAACAACATTGCTGCAACGTCTAACGCTGCTGGTGTATGTATGGGTGGTCACATGTCAGCAACTGCAACTGCTCAGACTATTACAAGCACTGAGGTCATCCGTGACCCTGATAGCTTTGGTGACATTGTACGTGGACTACACGTATACGGTTCTAAAGTACTCAGACCTGACGCTCTTGTGTCAGCATTCTACGGAATCGACTAGTATAAAATGGGGATGGGGTCTTTAATTAGACCCCTAAACCTTTGGAGTATTTACAATGCCACAAATAGGAAGTAATAAAGAACCTGTATTTTTACGGGGAGCTAATAAAAAAAGAGGTAAGCAATTAGGTCTTACTGGAAAATTTTACAGTTCTGAAAGTTTAAAAAACTATCAAGATAATTATGACCGTATTTTTAAAAGTAACGGGAGTCAGTCGAATGATGTACATGATGAGTGAAAAAGAAATGGAAAATAACACAGATAGAAAAATAGTAGCTGACGGTAAGACAGGGTACAAAAGTATCTTTGAACTAGAAGGTCAGTTTGCAAATGACGGACACGCACAAGGTGCAAAGTTTAACATGGAACAACGCATGAGAACAATGGGTCACTAATGGCTACAACATTTCTCCAATTAACAAATGAAGTTTTACGTGAGATGAATGAAGTAGAAATTACTTCTTCTGCTTTTACATCTTCTGTTGGTATACAAACACATGTTAAAGATTTAATAAATAGATCTTATTTAGATATGGTTAACGAAGAACCTCAGTGGCCTTTTTTATCTATTGGAGAATCAGGCGAAACAGATCCTATGTACGGCAATACTTATGTAGAAACTGTAGCAGGTACTCGTTGGTACGAACTTAAACCAGCTTCTAGTAGTTTAACAACAGACTATGGGTACATAGATTGGGATAACTTTTTATTAACTACAGTAGGTGTAACTGACGAAGCCGCTCCTTTTACAGTGCGTAATTTAAGATTTACTAGCATTGAAGAGTGGAAAGATTATTTTCGTCTTTCGCAAAACAGAGATGATGCTGATACACAAACTTATGGAACTCCTAGTAGAGTAATTAAAAGTCCTGACAACAGAAAGTTTGGATTGTCTGCTATCCCTGATAAAGTTTATCGTATTTGGTTTTATGCATACAGCTTACCAACTGCATTATCAGCAGCTACAGACGCAATAGTTTTTCCAGATGCATATGTACCAGTATTAATTAATCGTGCAAGATATTATATGCACCAATTTAAAGATAATGCACAAGCCTCAGCATTTTCTTTACAAGACTATCAACGTGGATTAAGAAATATGAAACTGCATTTAATGACCCCAGCGCCAACTTATATAAAAGATGATAGAATGAGGTTTATATAATGGCACAATCATTACCATATGCTCTATCATGTAAAGGTGGCCTTAATACAAATGTAAACCAATTTGAAATTATTAAAACTCCTGGATCTGCGACAGTACTAGAAAATTTTGAAGTAGATACAGACGGTGGTTACAGGAGAATTAATGGTTTTGCACCTTATGGTGGCTCAAGTGCAACAAGCCCTAATAGTAATAATGCTATTACAGGTCTTTTTGTTTATGCAGATGGAGTAATAGCAGCTTCAGGAACTAATATTTATTTTACATTAGATGGAATTACTTGGTTACAAATTAACAAAGCTTCAGTTGATGCTAGTGGGGATAATTATACCGCGTTTACTGGACGTTCAGTAGCAACTAGAACAAGTCAAGGTGAATGTACTATCACTGTATATGAAGGAGATTCAACTTACGGAGAAGTCATCATAACAGATAGTGCTTCAGCAACCAAACCTTTTTATTTTAAAATGACAGGATCAGGAGCCTTAACTAATAGAACTTATTTTGCAAAAGAAATTACAGTTAGCGGAACAGTATTTCCTAAAGTCTGTATCATACATGATAAACATTTAGTTGTCGCAGGAGACACAAATAATTCTAATACTATTTATTATAGTGGTACAGATGACATAGATGATTTTACAAGTACAGGATCTGGAAGTATTAAGTTAGACGATAAAGTTATAGGGCTTCGTTCTTTTCGTGATGACCTTATAATCTTTTGTAAAAACAGTATTTATAAACTTCAGAATATAAACATTGCTGCTTCTATAGTAGTAACCCCTATAACTAAAAATGTAGGTTGTTTAGCTAATAAAAGCATTCAAGAATTTAGTGGTGACTTAGTATTTTTAAGTCCTGATGGAGTTAGAACCCTTGCAGGAACAGCTAAAATTGGTGACGTAGAGTTAAGTTCTTTAAGCAGAGCAGTACAACCTGTAATAAACACTATGGTTGGCGATATTAATAGTTTAGTAATCTCAAGTCTAATATTAAGAAACAAATCTCAGTATAGATTATTTTACGCAACTTCAAGTCAAGCTGCTTTAGACTCTAAAGGACTTATTGGCAGCATTACAGCCGAAGGAATGGCTTGGTCAGAAACAAAAGGGATACAAGCTAGGTCGGCTACATCAGGATTTGCTTTTTCTGGCGTTGAAGAATTTTATCATGGGGATAATGAAGGACATATTTATATTCATAACTCAGGAAATTCTTTTTATCATAGTGGAGAAGTTGCAAAGATACTAGCAACCTATAAAACTCCAAGTTTTGATTTTGGAGATCACGGAACTAGAAAAACATTAAACTATTTAAAGTTATCTGTAACTCCTGAAGGAATTGTAGAGCCTACTTTAAGAGTTAGGTATGATTATGAAGATACAGCCTTACCTCAGCCACCAGATTATTCGTTAGATGCAATAAAATCCCCAGCTGTTTTTGGTACAAGTGTATTTAGTTCAGCTTTTTTTGGTGCTAGTAATGATCCAACTATTAGACAAGCAGTACAAGGCAGCGGCCATACTGCAAATTTTAGAATAAGATCGTTTGATACAAACGCGCCCTACGCTATAAACGGTTTGTATATAGATTATACGCCAGCTAACAGGAGATAATTTGAATGGCTAGTTATACACGACAAAGTACAATTTCAGATGGAGATACTATAACAGCATCGTTATTTAATAATGAGTACAACCAACTTCTTTCTGCTTTTGTATATGCTTCATCAGGTTCAACAGGACATAGGCATGACGGAACAGCTGCAGAAGGCGGTAATATACACACAATAGGCGATCAAGATTTTTTAAATAAAATTGTAGCAGATAGCACAAACAATCGTTGGGGTGTATACGTACAGGTAAGTAGTTCTGCTGTAGAACAAATAAGAATACAAGATGGTGCAATTGTTCCAGTAACAGACAACGATATTGATTTAGGAACAACCTCTTTAGAATTTAAAGATGGATTTTTTGACGGCACAATACATGTAGATACACTTGACGTTGATGCTAATGCTACAATAGCTGGAACTCTAGCTATTACAGGAAACACAACTGTTGGTGGAACTCTTGTTGTTACAGGTACTACAACACTAAATGGAGGTACGCTTACTTTAGGTGACGCAGCTTCTGATAATGTTGTATTTGGAGCAGATGTAAATAGTAATATTATTCCTAATACTGATAGTGCTTATGACCTTGGTAGTTCTTCACAAGAGTGGAGAGACTTATACTTAGATGGTACTGCACACATTGATACACTTGATGTGGATGTAAACGCTACCGTAGCTGGTACTCTAGGTGTAACAGGAGTATTAACAGCTACAAGCCTTGACATTTCTGGAAATATTGATGTAGATGGCACTACTAACTTAGATGTGGTAGACATAGATGGCGCTGTAGACATAGCTACTACGTTAGCTGTAGGCGGTAATGTAGACTTTAATGGTGATTTAGATGTTGATGGAACTACTAACCTTGATGTAGTAGACATAGATGGTGCTGTAGATATAGCCACTACACTAGCTGTAGGTGGTAACGTAGACTTTAATGGCGATCTAGACGTTGATGGAACTACTAACTTAGATGTAGTTGATATTGATGGCGCAGTAGACATGGCAAGTACGTTAGCTGTTGCAGGTGTTCTAACAGGTGCATCCTTAGATATTTCTGGAAATATAGATATTGACGGAATAACTAATCTAGATGCTGTAGACATAGATGGAGCAGTACAAATAGATGCAGCTTTTACCTCTGGTGTCGATGGACAAGGGTACGATACAAAATTCTTTGGAGATACTTCTAGCGCATTTATGATATGGGATACTTCTGCTGACGATTTAATTTTTAGTGGAGGCGCAGGTTTAATAGTTCCAGACGGACAGTTTACTCTTGGTAGCACAGCAGTTACTTCTACTGCAGCTGAATTAAACCTACTAGACACAGCAAGTGCTAATAGTGTTGTTAACTCTAAAGCGGTTATATATGGTTCATCAGGCGAAGTTGCTGGAACACTATCAACTGCTGCTCAAACAAATATTACTAGTGTTGGTACACTTACTGCATTACAAGTAGATAATCTTAATATAAATGGTAATACATTAAGT